CTTAGAACCAATGTGGTTATGGGTGAGAGTAAGGATACTATTGAAGTACCTACAAAGTACTCAAAGGTACTTAAGAACACTAAGGGTGAAATCCTTAACTATATCAGTATGACGTATGCTAAACTTCACGATTTGAATAAGTACTTAGATGAAACTAAGAGACACCCAATGGATAAGAGTTTTACCCAAATCCTTATCCCTATCGTAAGGCACTAATAATCAATGAGTTAGAAAATAGTTTATTGAGTATCAACACGTTAGCAAACCGGGCCCGAAAAAAAGTGAAATAATCCTTGGATATATCGGCAGTTATACCTATCTTTACTATATAAGATTAAAACATATGAACACACACATTACAATTTTAGAGTTTTTGGTAATTTCAGTAGTATCCTTATTAGGGTATGTATTAGTGAAAACCATTATCCAAACCATTAAATCCAAATAAGATGAACAAGCAATTTGAAATTTTTAAGACATTAGTTAGTACAGACCCTGATAATATAGCACTTATTACCGGTCAATGTCCTTTGGATATTGTTGGTGCTAAGATGTATGGAGTATTACCTTTATTAACCGCAACCCATATGGTTGCTAAGGTTAAAGGGCAATTAAGTGAATTCGTTGGTGAAAATGTTATTCAATTAATGGATAAAGAGAATTCAGGTCCAAACGCTATGTGTGCGATATATAAATTGACCGCAGTAAGTGATTATAAGGTTAGTAAGTTAAAGCCATCACAATGGCCTGTAATTGAAGCTAATGAATCGAAGTATGTATCAAGAATCAATACTCGTAAAAATACCTGGTCTATACTATTAGAATTAGAGTATGTGGGTGAATTATATCAAACTGAATTGTTTGAATTGTTTCCATCGCTTAAACCATATAGTACTAAGACTGGTATAGGTAGAGTATATTCTGGTGGTATATCTACGGTATCTAAAGCTAAGAGAGCAGTTAAGAAAAAATAATTAATCATTAAATAACCCCTTTAATATGAGAAAAATCACAAGTGAAGCAGTAGACAAGTTTTTAAGTAGAACCCCTTTTAAGAAATCCAATATGCAGGTCGATGAGTGTTTCGGTCAGTTTCGTTTGAAGCTACATGGTAATACTATCGCTGTATTGGATGAATTCAATATGTTAAGTGTATCGAACGCCGGTTGGGCTAGTAATACAACCAAAGAACGTTTGAATGGCTTACCCAATGTTCGTATCAATCAAAAGAACTGGAATTGGTATTTGAACGGACAGGAGTGGAATGGTGAGTGGACAAGAGTAGGTATAGTATAGTAATAATAATTTAAAGTAATTAAGATATGGCTAAGACAGCAACAAAAACAAAGGTAGTAAGTAAATCAGCTAAAGGTAAGGGTAAAGCCCCTAAAGCTAAAGTAGTTAAGAAAACGGCAACAAAGAAAGCAGTAGCTAAGAAGCCGGTAGTTAAGAGGGCACCTAAGATGGTAGACCCAAACAAATATGGTAAGTTCGTTATTGAAGATTGCCCGAATGAGAAGTACCCTACAATGGTTACAATCACTACGGCTCCTGCGGCTTATAGTAACTTAGTAGGTAAAAAGTATGTGAGTAGGGAACGCTTTATAACCTTCATTGAGGGTGAGAAGGCTTATGTATCTATTGATAAGGGAGCTAAGAGTGTGGCTAAGGAATTGGATTCGGTGGGTTTATTACCTATGGAGCCAATTGATGAAAAATAAATTTGGTAATATCAGGAATATTTCGTATCTTTATGTAAATAAAGGGTAAGGACCACCCCTATTATAAAGTGGTCCAACATAACAAAAACCTGGCGGTGAGAGAGGTCAACCGTAGTAAATTATGGCTAATAAGTCAAAAGCAGCAGCAAAGCGTGGAAACATCTATGAGACAGTTTCTAACAACATTCAGAAAATCACTCGTCCATCAGGCACTACTTCTTATAGAGTACGTGTAAGTGAAGATGGTGTAATGTATTCTCAATATGAGACTTCATTAAAGAAAGCTAAGGCGTTACGCAATAGCTGGGTAGGGTAATCAATAGATTTGGTAAGGGACCGGCTTAGGGCTGGTCCCAATACTAAAAAATCTAATAACCTTATATTTAGTATGTAGGGTTATACCAATAAGTGTATATTTAAATTTAAACAATAAACAAACAAAGATGAAAAAAGTAATCGCAATCTTCGCAATCACAGCTTTAGTAGCTTGTGGTGGTGCTTCAACTGAAGCAACAACTGATTCAACTGCAGTAGCAGTAGATTCAACGGTAGTAACGGCTGATACAGCAGTAGCTCCATTAGTAGATACAATCGCTACTAAGTAATCCTTTAAGGGTTAGTAAATTATTAAAGGGTATCCAATAGGGTATCCTTTTTTTATGCCGGTCCGCTGCGGAGACGGTCCTATGAAGACGTTTGCGGAGGCGCTCAATGTGTATAGATAACTTATAGTTTAAATCACCACTATACTAAATAACTTATAGAATAACCCCTAAACTATAAGTTATGCCGGTCCCCAAAAACAGAAATCTGGAAAATCTGGAAAACGGGCCCGGTACAAATTGTACTCGAGCTAACGTGTTGATAATCAATAGGCCCGGCTAACGTGTTGATTCTCAATAAAGAATTTTTAAAGAAAGTTGGGTAAATCCTTGGCTATATTGGTATTTCTACCTATCTTTATTATGTAATAAAAATGATAAATATGAGTACAATTTACAACAACTTCGCCGCTAGTAAAATGAGTAATAACCCACGTTTTGAGGTGGTAGTATCCTTTACGGATTTCTTAGGTAAAAAACACAATATAGTGTGTAGGAATCGTAAGAAGTTAGCTGAAGCTAATCAGTTCTTAAAGATGTTTAAGACTGAGACGGTTAAGATTAATGCTATCTTAAGTGAGTATCCGGTGGTTATGGGTAAGTTCCCTACTAAGTACCATTCGGAAATTAAAAGAGAATTGGCTAGTGCTGGTTTCTCTACGGTATCTAATTTCTTAATTAAATAATTTAACCCCTATGACTACGAATCAAATGAATGAAAAATTGGTGAGTGTATTCAATCAAGACGAACTTGCCGAAATAATGACCGCTTTAGCTGGTTATGTGAATATCAAACGTAAACAAGGTAGAAGTACAGTCACTACGGTCCAAGCTTTCAATAAGATAACCGATGCCCTATTACTATCTAACTATATGAATGCGGAGGTGATTGATACAAAACCTAATTCAAACGCTCCAATGGGTTCGGCAGCATATAAAGCTTATGAAGCTATGTATGATTCGGACGTGAGAGCTCACTCGTAAAAATTAAAGATATGACTATTAGAGAATATTATGTAAGTAAGTACCCTACAGACGATATGGGTATGGGTATTAACAAAAAGGCTACATTTGCCGGCCTATTGAATCAGTTGTTTGTTGGTGGTGATGTGTATGAGTACCTATATGTGTACGATAGTATAATAAGGGAGCGTGTGTTTGAACAATTGGCTGAGGAGCTGGGTCTGGGATATGAGTATGTATATAAATTGTGGTTAAAAGATTAAAATTAAGTATATGAGTATAAGTAAACAAATTAAACAGGACCTAATAGATATGGTCCAAAAGCATGATTGGTCCTATATGATGTCAGATAGCCATTCAGTATGGGAGGCTGGTATGAGACATGAGAAATCTATACAGGCTAAGATACACGCATTGGTTGGCATACATAGGGAGGATGGTATAGGCCTATGTGATGAGCTTAAAGATATAGCTGGTCCCGATTATACGGACTACAATGAAGATGGATTTGGACTAAAGTATAGAGTAATACATAGTTGGTTTAAACCCTATATAGGTGAGTAGTTTTTAAAATAGCTAAATACCCTGTATAGTATATAATAAGATAGTTTTGGTTTTCATTTTATATTTTCCCACCCGGCTTAAATAGCTTGGTGGGTTTTTTGTTTTCTGTAGACCCCCCCACTGGATGTCCAAAATACACCATTTTAAAAACCTCAATTTCGAGCTTAAAATAAAACCCCAAATTCACATATGCAAATCCCCTATATAGTAGATGGATACAAATGTAAACAGGAGAGTGAGTGATAGCAAGGGTTGTAGAGCAGCAACAGGAGAACGTGTGTGGGTGTGGGTTGCATAGGCAGGGGGGACTGGTTTCTTGTAATTCGGAAAAAAAGATTTATGGCATGGCCCACGCTGACCCGTTTCCGCCCCGAGCCGGGTTTTTTCTCTGGGGTAATATTAATAGGTTAAAATACCCTTAATAGGGTATCAAATTAAGTGTTTCTGGAGTAGCTAGGGTATAGGGTGGTACAAATACCTTATTGTAGGGTAGACCCTCCCAAATCGAAGGAAAATGGCATAATCTGTATTAGATTGAAAATCAACACGTTACGTGAGGTTTACCCATTATGAAAAAATATATGTATAACTGGTTGATTCTCTATGAACAATTTTTGAAGATTTTTACCCAATTGCTTGGATATATCGGGTATTCTTCCTACCTTTATTATGTAATAAAACTTAAAACTATGAGTAAAGTAAACTTCGATTATGATTTGTTTAGTGAGAAAATCGGTTATGATTCCGTAAACAAACAATACCTTATTAGGGTATATGATTTATTAGTGTTCGAAATGAATACTAACCCCAACCCCACTTGGACGGGTATTATGAAAAAGATGTTAGGTGATAACCCAAAAGATTGTAACCCTTCATCTTACTATTCGTCAGTTCGTAGATGTTTAAAAGAAATCGATGTATGTAAGTTCGATTCAGTTAAACGTTGTATGGTTAAAGGTAGGAATTGGGATAGGTTCGTAAGTGGTGAAGATTGGAGTTGGTTCATTATGAGGACGGGTAGTTGTGAATATTCAACCATCATTAAATAATAAATAAAAACTAAGTATATGAAATTTATCGAAACCCCTAAGAGCTGGAAAGATGTAAGATTCGAAATTAATCCATTGTATTCAATTCGTTCTATATGGATTAAATCAGACTTAACCATTCACCTTATTATGTTGGAGGAGCTGGCTAAACCTAAACCTCGTATGGATAAGGTTAAAAGATACGATTCATCCAAAGAGATGTTCTGTATTATTAAGACAAAGGAAGTGAATGAACGTTTCCCTACTGAGCTTACCAAAGAGTTAAAGTTCGAAGATGCCATCACCCTAGCTAACAAAATGTATTCAATCAGTAAATAACCCTATATGAAAACCTACTACGATATACACATACTATCCTATTCAGGCGATTCCCTATTCATTAAGGGAGTATCCTATTCGATGATGATGAAGATAGCAAACGATAATCCTTCGTGTCAAAAGATAGATATTATTAAAGAGTATTCAAAAAAGATAAGCAAGTATTAATATGAAACGATTAAACATTAAAAACTTTACTAAGTCCGTTATGGATATCTATTCGGACTTCTTAGAGGTTAAGTATAGTACGGATATGGGAGATAAGTATGTAATGGGTATTGATATAAGGGATGTGATATCCTTTACCCCAATAGGACCTAAGCATTATAAGATGAGTATAGATAAGGGATGGAGAGATGATAGTAGAGGTTATCATATATGGCTATGGGATATGGAAGCTAATATATCGTACCCTATGAGTATAGATAGGGATTCATTGAGTAATATATCCCAATTCACTTCATTCTTAAACCACACACTTAAGTTGGCTAGTGAAGGAGTATTTGATGGTTCACCTGGCAATAAGATTAAATAAACAATAAAAATTAAGATTATGAATTTAGAAAGATTAGATTTAGAAAAGTATGAGTTATTAGAGCAGGAACGTAATAATACAATTGCGGACCCACTATACCAACAATGGATGAGTGAGTTGAATGTATCTCAGTCCTATGAGGATAGAGGTGGTATCATACGGGCTAACGAACTGAATAGGCAATATGAGTACTCTACATTAGGTAAAAATAAAACACCTAAGTTTTCAGTATCCTCTATACTATCTATACTGAAATAAGTAAAACTGTCCGATAACATGCTAAACATAAGAAACATACGAGAACTCAATGGAGAAGTATGTGGAGGATTCAATCTTTCACATTGTGATTTTTTGGAGAACGGCTCTAACTTAGAAAGAGATGCCCACTATCAAATCCAATTCGATAAACGCCCACCATTTGGTAATGCCAAGCCCGCGTGTTTAACGATTGGAGCAGATTCCGATATGAGAGGAAGATACTTTTGTAAGTTATTCTACGGAACTACCGATAATGTAATATGGCAGGAGTGGTTGGTTATTGATGTACTTCGTAAGAAGGATGCTCTACTTCGTTCAATCGCTTCAATGCTTCACACACATATAAACCGAATATAATATGCTAACAATACAAAATGTAACTAAGCTGGCTGGTAGAAGGATATTTGGAGGTTGGGTAGTTAGGGATATGAATTGCCACCCTACACAAAACAAATATATGTTCGATATCCACTGTATGGGTCCGTTGGGAAATACAATTGATAGATGTACGATATCCATTAACCGAATTGGTGAACTACAAAGGAATATGTTCAAGCCCGATACTACGGCTTACTTCTTTAACTACAATGGAGAACAAACCGATGTGTGCGTTACTGGGGAGTGGATAAAGAATCCCGAAAACTTCATATCCCAATTGAAATACATTATTAACGAATACCATAACAAACGATAGAATGCTAAAGATAGAGAACATAGAAAAACTGAACGATACCTATTTTGGTGATTGGCAAGTGGCTGAAGCTAAAGCTAGTAGGCCGAAGAAGTGGTTACCAACGGAACACTATTCGATTTCATTAGGTAAAGGAAATGATGGCGCCGCTATTTTGATTTGGAGAAACATAAACCCACTAACGAAACAATACCATGTGTATGTTTGTTATGATAGTTTTGATAATAGAATATACGAAGGTGCGTTTTCTAAGAGAGTGATTATGGATAAGGGACACTTCTTAAAGAATATGATGGGGTATGTTAATGCGGAATATACATTACGAAAAAAACAATAACAATGCTAACGATAAACAACATAGGAGATTTGAATGGGACCGGAATGAATGATTGGAAGATATTAGAGGCCTGTGAAAAACAAAACGTAGAAAGGGGAGAGAATTATTATAAGATTGTATTTGCTAAAATGGATAATATTGGTGTGATGTTGGATGATAGAGCCGGCGTTCTTATAGATAGAAATGTAAATGCGTTGGGGAAGTATCACATAACGATAGTGTATGATGAATGGACTACGATAATATACCAAACCGAACTGAGTAAGGAATCAATTGGTAAGAAGGATGCATTCTTTGGATTGCTATTATATAGAATTAATGATGAATACTACAAACGAAAGAAATAACTATCAATCAAAACAAAACCTAAAAAAATCTTAAATTCGACCCGATGTGGAGTTGATGATATAGATGAACTGAATTATATGCTAACAATTAAGAACATATTGAAATTACAAGGGCAAGGTATATGGGATGGGTGGGAAGTAAAACTAATATACGAAGGTAACCACAACGATACCTATATAATTGAATTGGTTAAGGATGATGTGTGGAGTTTTACACCCAAACATTGTACAATTATGTTGGAGAGAACCGGCCATACACATAGTGATAAGTTGGTATATTTTTTTATATACAATTCACAACGAACCGATGTATGTGCTACCGCAGATTGGTTGGCGGATAAAGATAATATGATAGCCAAATTGGAATACATATTAGTAAACAAAGAAAATTTATAAAATGCTTACAATAAAGAACATAAAGGAATTAGAGTTAAACTTCTGCCATAATAGAGGATTGAAAAGGATAACCGAAACACACAATAAGTTAGGTGAACAATTCTATTCTTTCCACTTCGGTCCAATAGGTGATGGTGAGGGATATAATAAAGAAAGGGAAGTAAGATTGGGTAGAGATGTAAATAAAGGAGAGTATCAAATATTTGTGATGGGATTACATTTGGTAACCAGACGATTCATTACTATTGATGATGTTAAAACTAAAGATGGATTGGCATCAGAGATATCTAAAGTATTAGCTAAAGCACAATGGTGGTGGGAAAACGAAGTAACTAAATAATATGCTAACAATAGAAAACTTTCATAGAAACTTAATTGGTAAAGGACCTAATAGTAAAAAATGGTTTGTTGGTGGTATTGAGGAAACGGAAACGCAATATCGGATATACCCAACCACACCGGATGGTAAACCTTTAAATAGAATTAATATTGAGAGAACTCCTATGAATTCAGAAGGGTATTCCCAATATGAATTATGGTGGTGGTACAATGACCCAGACCCGGCACATCAAATACCAATACGAAAAATGTTGAGTGTATCGGATTTTAAAGTAGGAGCAGGGGTATTGGTTGAATTAATTGATTATATGTTAAAATTAAAATAATATGAGTTTTGGAGAAATTGTATTCGCTATGGTAATGAGCGGTGTTTTGGGATTATGGGTATATGGTATTATCGTTACCGATGGTGATACTATGCGAAGAATATTTTGGGATAATACTGCTATTGGGTGGATATGGAGAGAATACTTTAGTAAAAAGAAGAAAGCTAAACAGGCGCCAATTCCATCCTTTCAATCTATACCACCACCACCGCCGGCAATGCCAACAGCCTTTAGTACTTCATCATTAAATGTGCCACCTCTCAATCATATAGGTAAACCATTAGTGATACAAAATTGGGATAGAATAGCTGGTATGGCTACTATGGTATTTGGTAGAAGATGGATTGTGGTTCATGCATTCCACACATCAAATGGATACGAATTCGCATTACAAACTGGTGGTATGACAAAGAGTGTTACATTTTACATATATGATACTATGTACGATTCTCATAGAGTTAGTGTTTATTGTGAAGGTAGAACAGAGATTATGGATGTAGGTGTATGTAAAGACCCAAATAGATTACTATATGAAATAGCTTATATGTTTAACGAAAAATTTAGATAATGATATTGAAGATAAAAAATACGGATAGATTAGTTGGTACTCAATTTTGGAATGGTATATTTGTATTTAGATATGCCCACGAAACAGATACTAACTATCGTTTCCAATTCGAAGATACCCGAACTCCTAATGTTAGAGTCCTTTGGATTGAGGTAAGTAAGATTGGTCATTGGGATAGGCAAAATAGTGAATGGGTATATACATTAAATTATCCCGGAATAAAATCTCAACATTTGATAACAGCAAAATGGTTTGAAGATTGGCAGAATGCGATGAATACTTTTGGTTCGGCTCTTAAGGAATCAATTTAATTAGATTTGGTAAAGTGCGGAAAATTTCGTACCTTTACTGATAAAACAATTTCGTAATGAAGATTAAAGGATGGGAGAAAATATCGGGCTTTACTTACAAAGGTTACTCTATTGTTAATCCAATGCATAATGCCAATGAAGAAGTTTACTATGCAACTATATTGAATTTGAATCAAGTTTATAAACCAAAGTGGGATATTGAATTAACGGCAACTCCAGTTAAAGGTGTAATTACATTTCGTATTAAAGATAGTGTAACCCAACTTCTATTAGCTAAATCACATTTAACAAAAACCAATATTGATACTTTACAAAAATTTAGAGAGCAATATGAAATGTTAGTTGATGATATATTAGAAGAAGCACAATCGTATGTAAAGAAAGCAACTACAAATATTAATGGTGGTACTACGGGAATTATTAATCAAGTCCAAAACGCTGGTACTAATTTTACATATAAGAGTGGCTCAATATCAATAACAAATAATATTCAAACTGCAGCAATACAAGCATTACAAACTTTACAACAACAGATAGATGATTACAATAAAAAATTATAATAGTGATATGAATTACGGAGTATTCTTTGGATGGGATATGAAGTTTGCTATGGAAGATAGTGCATTTTATTCTTTTGAATTTGAACATAGAGTAGAGGGAAAGAGAGTATATGTTTTGGTACATAGAGAAGCCGAACCCGGTGGGTTTCATAAAGTATATCTTCAAGATATGAAAGACCAATGGAAGAAGGAATTTCAATTAGCTCCTAACCATTTGAATAAAAGCGCCTTCTATAATTTTATAGAATCGGTTATTGATGATGAATATCCTTTACCTTTTTAATTATGATAACAATAAAGAATTGGGATAAGTTGACTAGATTATTTAGAAGTCAAATAGATATTGGAGAATTAGAATTGTATTATGAAATAATATACTACTATCCCACTTTGCCTTCTAATGAATATTATAGAATAACATTAAGTAGAATTAGTCCGCCACAACAAGACCATCCGCATAAAGATGAGTATTTAATGTTATGTGGTGTATCGGAATATTGGTTGAATAAAAAAGAATTAGAAAATGTTAATTCAGTTTATGATGCAATAGTGGATGTAGTAGTTAGACACAATTTAAAGGTTAAGGTGTAATATGTTAGTAATAAAGAACTATAAGAAGATTAAGAATCAATACTTTGGAGATTGGCAAATTGGTAGAGTAGAAGAAATGAAAGAGTGTTATGCATTACAGGCGTTTAATGCTAATACCAAAAAGAGTGTAACAATGGCTATATTAAGAGAACCAATTGTTTCTGAAATAGAATTTGAAACCGCATATCAAATATCATTGGTAGAAGATGATATAAGACCTTCTAATATAATTGAGGATGTTATTTATCATACTGTATTGGAAGATATGGAATTGTTTGGTGAATCTCTAACACATTATTTAAATACCTTATAATTATAATAAATTAATAGTTTTATGAATAAGATAGAAGAAATATTCAGAGCTTGGGGTATAATGTTTAACCCAAATGATGCGCAATCTGATTTGGCAGCTGCTAGAATGGAGATATGTGATACTTGTGATTCTAAAAGAACTACTCCGATTATTCATTGTGGTGAGTGTGGATGTGCACTTAAAGCTAAAGTATATTCGCCTGTTATTGGTGCTTGTCCTAGAGGTAAATGGGTAGCTGTTGAGATGAAGTGGCAAAGCGATAGTAATAAGAAAAAATACGATAACCTAAAATAACAATATTTATTACTATATGATTAGTATAGTAAAGATAATGGAGGGTGAAAGTAATGTAGATAAATTTACATTCAAACAAAGGGATGCTGGCGGTGTTAGAACTTCATATCAAAATACTAAATTAGTAAAGCAAGGTAGTGCCGGAGATTATGTAAAATATAATGTTATGGTATTGGGTAAGTTTGGTGGAACTATCTACTATAACAAAGCCGATAAAACTATGATTGCTAGTGGTGGTGAATCAAATACCACATTTCCTCCTAAAAGATTCAAATCAATTAAAGATGCTATTGATTATGTTGGTGGTAATTCAACTCGTAGTTATAATACAAACATACCTTTAGATGGTATGGATACTTCTTTTGGAACGGCTAGATACGTTTAATCCAATAATAATTTTTCATCATCCTCACTACTTTGATTCACAAATACAGCCGATGTAGTTGTAGTATTTCCTGTTAGCGTATATGCTCCACTATTACCATTTCCTGTTGTATAGGTGACTGTACTTCCGCTTGGATAGTTTGATGTAGTAATTGTACCACCTGCTGTAATAGTTCCAGTTAAAGGAATACTATATGGTGTTGTTGATGGGTATGTTATAGTACCACCCCAATTAGGTGTACCAAATCCACCATTACCAATAGGAAAGCCGATGGGAGTATCTTCTACTTCTTTTAATTTCTCTCTAATTGTATCAAATTGTTTTTTAGTAATAGAGTAGTTGTCTACTGCATCTAAAAATCCTTTCAACCATTGTGTATATTCTTGACTAGTCATATTAATTTATTTTTACAAAGATACGAAATAATATCTAATATACCAAATAAAAACCCCCATATTTCTATGAGGGTCTTTGATTAGTACTAATAATCTACTTTTTTTACTTTTTTAATTTTGCCACCAATTTCATAAGATATGGTCTCAAAACTACTCCAACTAAAACTCCACCAACGAAGCTAAAGTTGAAAACGAAATCTAATACATTTTGCATGTTCTTTCTGTTTAAAATGAATAAAGGGTAACTTTACTTTATAAAACAGGCGCCGAGTTTTAATAAATATAACCATAATCTTTATAGCAAAAGTAAACCCCCACATAAAGTGAGGGTTTTAACTTTTTTATATACTAACAATTATTAGTTAAATAAATATCTAACGCCTAATTGAATTTGGTAACGAGAACCAAATCCTACGTTATCTCTGAATGATTCGGTGAATGGAACTTTATTTCTACCATCTAAATAAGGGAATGAGTAGATAGGAGTTTTACCATCCGTATCCAATCTAACAAAGTTAAGCGGAGTCATTGTTGTTGGTAATTGTTGAATACCTAATTCTTTACTAATAAAGTTAGTGAAGTTGTAGATATCAGCAGTGAATCTTAAAGTATGTTTAGATTCTCCAACTTTGATATAAACATCTTGTGTGAAGTTTAAATCTAATCTATGAACCCAAGGTAATACCAATGCTTGTCTTTCAGCCATCATACCTCTACGAGAGTTTAAGTATTTGTTGCCTGAGATGAAAGCATCTAATTGATTCCATAATTCAGTTTGTGTTCTTGTATCAGCTACACCACTAACAGCAGATGCGTTTACTAATTTGATTTGAGATGCATCAGCGGGAACGAACATTAAATCGTTACCATTGAAACCATCGTTGTTCAAATCACCTGCGTATGTGTAAGAAAGAGAAGATTGAAGAGCGTTAGGAGAAGCTTCATATAATAAACCAATTGAAGTTCTTGTGTTCTTAATCAATTCTTTACCATAGTTTACACTAGCGATAACTCTATGAGGTAAGTAGTTATTTGATAAACCTTGCTCAAAGTTATTAGGATTAGTAGCCGTTGGTCTAGCTCCCCACATTGTAAATGCAGTTGAACCATTGATTGTACCATCGGTAGCTGTTTGACGAGTATAAGAAGCGTTTACTGCTAAATTCTTAAATTGTCTTTGAACCTGTAACGTACCAAATAATACATAACCAATGTTTGCATTAGTCATATAAATTGCGTTACCAATGTTTGGATTAGCTGCTGTTTGAGCAGTTCCAGTTGCATCATAAACTGAACGTTTAACGAAACGAGTTCTACCATCACTTAATGTTATGTTACCCATTGAAGGTAATGCAACGTTTTGGAATACCGTAGCGTTAATGTTCTTAATGTATGTACCTTCCGCAGTTACTGTCCATCCTAAGATTTTCTTATCAACTGCTAAAGTTGATTTCCAAACTTGTGGGAATTTGTAATTAGGGTCGGTTACGTTAAGAGAATATGCTCTTGATAAACCTGGCGTTGGTGTTGGTCTATATGCGTTGATATCTGGGTTGAACATATATCCGGTTGCATTTGTGATAGAACCAAACAATGCCATACCACTATTAGATGCCTGATTTGAAATCCATACGAATGGAGGAGGTCCTTGGAATAATCCAGTACCACCACGTACTTGTAATGTTTGGTCATTGTTCACATCCCAGTTGAAACCAATTCTAGGAGAGATTTGTAATGAAGCTTTAGGTGCTAAACCTGTGTTCAAACGAACTCCGTTATAGAATTTAGATAATGTATCAACTACGGGATTGTAAAGGAAGTTATCAGCGAAAGAAACATAATCAGCTCTAATACCATAAGTAATAGTCAAATTATCTTTTACTCTGAATTTGTCCTGAGCGAATAAACTTAATTCAGTATTCTTTGGTCCTACTAATGGGAAATCACCAGTTAAAGACCAAGATAAATCATACACAGCTGCTGGTTTTGTACCTGCTGCTGATGCGTAGAAATCAGCTAAGCTATTGAAACGGAATGCACCTGCATAGTTAGGTGAGAATCCATTTGAATATTGCTTAAATGAATTTTGTGTACCAAATGTAAATTCATGCTTACCTTTGTATAAGTTGAAAATGTTATTCACTTGAACTACATCGGTATTCAATTCATTACCATAAGTAAATCTCTCATAACCAAATGTGGTATAAGGTTGTCCATTACCATCTAAGATATCCACTTGTGGGAAATTACCACTAGTCAATGTACCTCTAAAATCTCTCAATTTAGTATATCCAATTTGTAATTTGTTGGAAGCGTTATTTGAGAAACGAGTGTTTAACTCACCAATAAAGATATCAGCATTGTTATTAATTGTATAACCAGCTCCGTAGAAAGGCATCGCTGTTGTGCTTGGTCTTCTACCATTTGAAGCGTTTACTGATTGTGAGTTAGATGGTGGGATATCTGCTGAAGAACGTAACATTGTGTACTTAAATGAGAATGAATTCTTACTATTAATAGTCCAATCTAATTTAGTTGTTAAACGTTGTGATTTAGAACCATACTGATATCCTTGATATGCACCAGGATCATATGAATACTTATCAATTAAGAATTGTCTTAAAGCATCCAAATCAGCTGCTTTAGCTTGTGAAACACTATTACCATTTGGTGCACTTGTTGGAGTAGATGCTGTCCATTGTGTACCCGGTTCCATTCTTTCTTCTTGCTCACCATTCACAAAGAAGAACAATTTGTTTTTAACAATTGCTCCACCTGCTGTGAATCCTTTTAAATCATAAGTGAAAGGTTGTTCAGGCATTGTGATATCACCAACTTTATAACCCTGTAAATCTTTGTTCTTAAAGAATTGATAAACAGAACCGAAAGCCTGATTCTTACCACTACGAGTCACTGTGTTTATTGAACCACCTGCGAATCCACCATACTTCACATCAAACGGAGAAACGTTTACTTGGATTTGCTCAATCGCATCTAAAGAGATTGGTTGAGCTCCTGTTTGTCCACCTAATGTACCATCACCTAAGCCGAATGAGTTATTGAAGTTAGCACCATCTAAGGTTACGTTATTCAATTGAGAACTCATACCACCAAATGATAAGTTGTTTTGAGAAGGAACTAATTTTACTAAGTCTTTCCAGCTTCTATTAACGTTAGGTACTGATTCAATTAATCTTCTGTTGATGATTTCTTGTGAACCATTACGGCTAGAGTTAAATACTTTGTTTTGACCTGAAGTAACTACAACTTCTTTCAATGTTGTGTTAGCTTCTACTAAACTAAAGTTAGCTTTGTGGGTTTGTCCTAATAATAAAGTAATATCATTTTGTGTTTCGGCTTTATAGCCTACAAACGATACTGTCACTACATAAGGTCCTCCAATTTTAACGTTTGGTAGGTTGTATCTTCCATCGGCACGAGTACTTGTTGTGTACTTAGTTCCTGTTGGTTGATGGATAGCTTGTACCGTTGCACCGGCGATAGCTTCCTTACCTGCCAAAACATTACCTTGAATTTCAGATGTAGTCTCTTGTGCTTTTGCTACGAATGAGAATGCGAACATCACCATCAATAACATCAGTTTTTTCAGATTTTTCATACTGTTTTGTTTTGTTTTGTTTAATTGTTAAAATAAAAAAGGTGCGAATTTCTCCACACCTACTTGGTTACCCCAATTCTCCCATCTACTGGAGAATTTGAATTCTGTCTATATACTAATATATTTGTATTGTTTCTAATCATAAGCTAATTTTGTTTCCTACGCACATAACTATAATGGTATTTAACAAATGTTTCACAAATATACGAATTTTTTTCCACATAACCAAATTAATATATAAATAAAAATATTTGGATATATCAGGTATTTTTCGTACCTTTACAATTGAAATTGTAAAAATTTGAAATTAAGAGAAAATCAGGTAGAACCTGTTAAAAAAGGTGTTGAATTTTTTCAACAAAAGAAAGCCGTTCCATCTATTATAGTAGCTCCTACCGCATTTGGTAAGTCTATTGTGATAGCTGAGATTGCCCATCAATTGGGTGAGAAGTTATTGGTGATTCAACCATCAAAAGAGTTATTGGAGCAGAACTATACCAAGTTTATCAATTTGGGTGGTCAGGCGTCCATCTATTCTGCGGCAATGGGTGAGAAAGAGATTGGTGAGGTTACATACGCTACAATCGGCTCTATTGTTAATATAGCACATAAATTCCATACATTGGGTATTAAGAAAGTTATCATTGATGAGTGTGACCGTTTCCCACGAGAACCCGATGGAATGTTACGAAGGTTCTTAACTGCCGCTAAAATTACTCACGTATTAGGTTTAACCGCAACTCCATTAAAATTACAAACGAACATTGATGAGCATTTCAGACCATTCTCCAAATTGGTTATGCTTACATCTAAGAGTAAAAAGGGAAACTACTTCAAAGAAATAATCCACGTAGCGCAGATTAAGGAAATGACTGAATTGGGATTCTGGTCACCACTTCAATATGAATCATACGATTTCGATACTGGTGCATTAGTTTACAATTCTACAAATGCGGAATTTACCGATGATAGTATTAAGCGGGCATATAAGCAGCAGGATATTGGTGGTAAGATAGTTAAGAAAATATCTGAATTGCCTGATAGAAAATCAATTCTAATAGCAGTTCCATCTATTGAGGAAGCTAAAGAGCTTTCAACTCGTTTACCAAGTTGTGAAGCGGTGTTTAGTGGTATGCCTGATAGTGAACGTAACCGAATTATTGAAGATTTCAAATCACTTAAATTAAGAATAGTAGTTCAAGTCACAATTCTTTCAGTAGGATTTGACCACCCACAGTTAGATTGTATTATAACCGGCCGCCCTACGGCTTCTTTGAGTTGGTGGTATCAATTTGTGGGTAGAGTAACTCGTATCCATACTGACAAAGCAAACGGGCTTGTAATCGATTTTGTAGGTAGTGTGCCAAAGTTCGGAAAGGTAGAAGATTTATACTTTAAATACGAAGAACCAATGTGGAAACTATATGGAGAAGAAACTAAACTACTAACGGGTATTCCTCTGCATGAGATAGGTTTACATAAAGAAAATCAGCCATCACCACACGATGTAGCAGCACAAGGAGATGTTGTTCAAATGACATTCGGAAAATACAAAGGTACTGAAATACGAAAAATTCCAATATGGTATCGTAAGTGGATGTTGGAAAATATTAAATGGACTCCGTTCAATAATGCTATTAAAGTAGAGCTAGATAGACTCAAACAAATAGGTATTTAAAAATTACCTTATATTTATTGGTATGAGTAAGGTAAAATACTATATACTAAGATATTGGGTTTCTGTAATTTTTATAGGATTAGCATTTTACTTTTATCAGCCACAACAATCAATAACACATTGTTCACCCACTAATTTAATTATAGATGGTGAACCAAAGACGCTTTTGGGTTTGGGTGAAATGAGTTGGATGTGGATACTAATGGCTATTGCACATAGTGCTAATAGCTGTTATTGTGATATTAAATCTCTTTTAAAGAAAAATAAATAAAAATGGCTTATTATATACACAAACAATTAATACCTACCGATAAGAGTATGGGTGACCCTAATTGGGCTAAAAGACAAATATGGGTGTTGAAGTTAAATGCCGAAGATACTATCGATGAATTTGAAACGATAGAAGAAGCACAAACAAAAGTTGGATTATTAATGAACGAAGACCCAAGTGGTAGAATTTACAAAGTAGTTCAGAAAAACGAAGATGGGACTTTTTCAGATATATAGTCTCTTGTTTAATACAGTTTCCTTATCTATTGTCTAAGTCTTTATTTAAACTGCTTTCTTTGTCCCAGTGTCCAGTGTCCGTAAATATATATACTAACCGCTGCCTAAAAAGCAAATATTTTTAAAAAAAAATAATAAACATGGTTTTGCTTGGTAGTTTCAAATATTTTTCGTATATTTGTAAAACGAATAAAAATATCTAACTATATGGCAACTAAACCAAACATCAAAGAAGCAGTTAAAAACCCATCCTATTATGGTGGTGTTGATAATCCATACGAAGTAATTAAAGTATGTGAAGCTTGGGGGTTAGATAAAGATGCATACCTATTCAATGTAGCTAAATACATAGCAAGAGCCGGTAAGAAAGACCCTCAAAAGGAATTAGAAGATTTAAAGAAAGCCGCATTTTATCTCAATCGTAAGATAGAAAACCTACAAAAGTAAAGAATTTTATATAGGTATATTTATCTATATGCAATATAACAGGCTACCTAGAATTACAAACAAATATCCACAAACAGGTAATTACATTACAACTGGTATTGGAAAATCAAGTCTTTTTGGATTGTATGATGAGGTGAATAAAATAGATTTTGATTTACCAAAGTTGGATGATATAAATATTGTACCTGATACAAGTATTCGTACTTTAGTAGCAATATATGAAGATAGGAACGATACAACACCTCAATATTATACATCGGAAATTTATCATAGAGATTTATCAGCATCTAGAATAGAAGCAAATCCTTATTTTTTACAAGCTTCATTTAATCCATCTCATATTGTTAATATATACTTAAAAGAAATCGTAAATTCAGGCGATTCATATAAAGAAGCCGAATTAAAGAGAGGATTGATATTTTCAAGAAATAATTTTATATTATATAGTAATGCTGGTATATCTTCACCAACCAGTAGAGCAGTAGCTAGTTTAACTGGTAATGCTGGTAATACTAATAATGATGCAAATACATCCGTAATAAGAAACCAATTAAATTTAGTAAATTCTCAAATTTCTAAATTAGAAAATGAAATAACAAATGTACCATCTAAATTAAAGAGGGCTGGATTTTTTGGTTCACGTGCTAAAATTGATTTTGATGGTACTACTATTAGTTCAAAGATAGCATTTAATAGAGATAAGCAAGTTGATGATATAAAAACTCAATTAGGTACTAAATTATTAGCATTAAAGGATAGAAAGAAAAAAATTGAAAATTTTATTACTGAATCTGGTACAACTAAAATAGTAACTAAAGCACTTAAAGAAGAAAATATAAAAATAGATAAAATTGGTTTTTTAGAAAAAATAAAAAATAAATCAGTAGGAGTTCCAAAGGCAAAAGATATAATTGAAATTAATGGTGTTTTTGTTGATTGTATTTTATTAGTAAAATATATTGATTGGGTATTATCCGATTCCAATATTGATGAAATAGAAGATGGTGGTGTAATTGCGCCTGAATTACTTCTTGAGTTTGAAGAAGCTCCAAAAGAAACTACTATTGATGAATTGGATGGTAATAAAAATCCGATAGGGACAGATACTCCACCATCTACAAATACAAATACAGGTACTGGTAATTTCTTCGAATACCAAATAATTAGATTATCAATACCAGCTTCACAAGCAGCAAGTACAATGACATTTAAAACATCAAATGGTAATATTGAAACGATACAAACTGCCAATTACGGACCTGTTGGTACATATTGTATAGAAGAAAATTCATTTGGTGGTAATTATAATTTATATCAAAGAACACAATTAGCACCATGTAATATTCCTGCTAATCCATCGGGCGGCGGTGGTGGTGGATATAGAGGTGGTGGAAACTATGATTATTATGATAACCAAAATAAAAATATAGATTTCATAGATAGGCAGAGAGATTTTGAAAATATAAGATAACTCATTTTAATAACTAACTTATATTTATATGTAATTAAATGTTGCATATGGGTATGTTAAAAGTTAATTGGAAAAAATATCTAAATAGTTCCAACCCTACTATTAACAAATATTTAAGCGATTTTGGCGATTCATTTATCACACAAACATTACAGCGAATTACGCTGGCTCACCAAAGGAGAAAATCACAAATCATTCTTATTCGTTTCAAACAATCTGATATTGTTGCTACAATTGAAAGTAAAGATTATGTTCTTGCATTAGAACACTTACTTCAACTATGCATTAATTTGGAGAAGTATGAATTGTGTAGAGAAATCCATACAACAATTAATTCAATAAAAAACAAAAGAAGGATGAGAGTAAAATCACCTCCTTTAGTTACAAGCTCATAGACAAAAACAAAAAAGGCACTATGGCTAAGAAAGAGAAATTGCAAAATTTAGAAGAATTAGAAACGGTAGTACACACATTACCAAAAGTTATAAAGAGAATTAAATTTAAAACAAGAAACCAAAAGAGATTTTACAAAGCAATAGAAAACGAAGGGAATAATATTATAATGGCCCATGCGTTAGCCGGAGCTGGAAAAACTTACATATCAATACAAAAAGGATTGGAACTATTATTACACAAATCATCACCAATCGAAAAACTTATTATAATAAACCCAACAGTAGATGTTGGTAACGAAGATAAGTTAGGTCATTTACCTGGCGATTTGATGGAGAAGATAGAAGTCCATAATGAATCATCTTTATTTATCTTAAACAAAATTATCGGACCTGTTGAAGTTAAGAAATTAATTGAAAACAAAAAGATTGAGTTTAGAGTAATGAACTTCTTAAGAGGTATCAACTTTGAAAAGAGTTATATTATTTTAGATGAAGCACAAAACGCATCACCACTACAATTGAAAACTTTAATCACTAGAATTTCAGATGATTCAAAATTAGTTATAGAAGGTGACCTTTCTCAATGTGACAAATATAGAGATAATGGCTCGCCAGCTTACACTAAAAGTGGATTCTATGATATATGGAGAAGATTGGCAGGAATGAAAGGAGCTTATCAAATAGAATTTACAGCATCAGATTGTATTCGTTCTGGTATCGTTAAAAGGGTATTGGAAAGATATGAATTGCAGGAGGAAATCATATTAGGTGAAAGCAACCCATTTGAACTTAATTTGGAGGCACCATCGGAAGGGGAACTTGTGGAGGGTGTTCATATAGTAGAAAATTAGTATATTTCATAACTCATTGATTTACAATAAGATATAACTCGTTGATTTTCAACGGGTTATATTTTTGCCTAAAATACTTCATAACTCGTTGATTTTCAACCTATTATTTTACCCTAAATATTTGGTTATATCAAATATATTTCGTATCTTTATTATATAAAGAAAGTGAAGATATGACAAATAACAAGAAAATAGTATGGATTGATATGGATGGTGTTTTAGTGGATTTTGGTTTACACGTTGAAAACACTATTTCCAACAATACCTTCTTAAGAGAAAGTTACAAAGGTAGATATGACCACATACCGGGTATATTTAGAAATCCACCACCAATTGAAGGAGCTATCGAAGCTATCAACAAATTAGTAGAAAGTGGTAAGTATGAATTATATATCGCCACCGCAGCACCTTGGGGAAATCCGATGGCAGCTATGGACAAACGATTTTGGATTGAAGAACACTTCGGTAATCTATTCAAAAAGAAGATGACAATTTCGCATTTAAAAAATATGTTAATTGGTGATTATTTAATTGATGATAGAACTGCTAACGGAGCCGGAGAATTCAAAGGTGAACTATTACAATTTGGATTGAATTACGAAACCGGAACTTGGAACGAATATCCGACATGGGAATCAATACTTAAAAAATTATTATAATGAAAAAATTAATACCCCTCTTAATTTTATTTTCAGCTTGTAGAAAAGAAGATGTACCAGTACCAATAAAAAATTATACACTATCAATCGATTCGGTACTAAATCAATCAGGTAAAAACTCTTTACCAAAAGATGCTAATGGATATTATCATTTAAAACTAATACCCAATTCAAATCAGCAACCACATCGAATAACTGGTAGAATTTTAGTTAATGGAAATGAGCCATATCCAATTGAAAAAATTGAATTTGAAAGTAATCTATATTGGTGGTTGCGTAGAGGTGATACTACTGCGTATATTACACATGCATATGTAAATTATTTTAATGGACAATATACAATAGTTAATTTACCACCAATGATAGCATCTAAAGATGAATTAGTACCAACAATAAATAAATCAGTTTATAGTGGAACTAATGGAGAGATAAATACAATAATAGCTCCTATATCAGAAATGAAAGGAGATACTATGATTGTTAAAACCAGTCATTTTGCATCTAAAAAAATTATATTCACAAAAATAGTTTTAGAATAATGAGAAGTAAAGAAGTAAAATTTCCACTAACTCCAATAACCGAAGAAACTTTTATAAGACAAGGCTGGAAAAAGTGTGATGTAAACGAACCACTATTTGAAGAATTCGGTGAAGATTTAGATGAACTGAATAATGATTTTTTTGGTGGTATAGAAGATGAGGAAATGGAAGAACCAATGGAAAAGCCTGAAGCAATAGCTTGGTACTATACTTTAGCAATTCCTAAAGATAGAAATGACCCATACTGTCCAAGATTAGTTTCAAACGCTACCGATGAAAGTGGATTGTTAAAAGAGATGGGATTGACTGAAGGAACTTTCTTTGTGGAATTAATGGATTGGGATGGGTTAGGATATTGTCAATCGGAGGAAGAAATTGAAATACTTTATAAGGCACTTACTGGAACAAATTTGGAAAATTAAAAAATAAATCGTATATTTGTATTATGAGAAATTACACAGAACAACAATTGAAGGAAAACTATGAGAAGTTTCTAGCTTTCATTCGTAAGGCATTCGTAAACCAACCGGAACGAATGGAGAAGTTATTACATATGTATTCGGAAGATGAATTAGGTATGGAATTATTATTGGCGCCGGCAAGTGGTAAAGCACATTTCCATTCAGCATACAATGGTGGATATATTGACCACGTTATGAATGTATGTAAGAATTCAATCGGACAAATGAATCAATTCAAAGCTAATGGTGGTATCATAGATTTTGAAGTTGAGGAATTGTTATTTGCAGCACTACATCACGACTTAGGTAAATTAGGTGATGTTGGTCATCCGTATTATGTAGAGCAAGAATCAGATTGGCATCGTAAGAATCAGGGTTCCCTATTCAAACAAAATCCAGACATTAATTATTTTGATGTAACACATAGAGCTTTATTTACTTTACAAAAATATGGTATCCAATATACTCAAAAAGAAATGTTGGGTATTATGTTAGCAGATGGATTATATAATAAAGGAAATGAAAAATACTTTATTTCATATGATGAAAACTTTCAATTAAAAACTGAATTACCTTACTTATTACATTGGGCAGACCATATGAGTTGCCGAATTGAGAATAGTGAATATAAGAACGGAATTAAATAAAAAATAATTTCATTATATTTATAAACTGATAGAGCTGGCCAGCATATCAACGTATCATCCAAAAGGAGATACAAATTAACGCTTAAAAAAGGTAAAAATGAAAGCACAAATTCAAAAGGGATTCCCTATTCCCCAATTTAGGGACGAGTTCTTCTCACCATTAGATACTTTATTCGATAAAGTATTTTCAGAATCATTTCCTGAATTATCAAAGGAAATTGGTATTAACGCATTTCAACAAGCAGCTTATCCAAAATGTGACATCATTAATTTTGATGACCGTATTGAGATTGTAGCAGAAGTTCCGGGATTAACCAAAGAACAAATTACTATCGATGTAGATGGTGATGTGATTACACTAAAAGGAGAAAGGTCAAACAAAGCAACTGAAAAAGAAGGTGGAGTATATCTTCGTAGAGAAGTTAAACGCTCATCATTCTTACGAAGTTTTACAGCTGATTCTAAAATCTTTGATTTAGATAGTGTAAAAGCATCATTTGAAGATGGTGTATTGGAGTTACAAATACCAAAGAGAGAACCTGAAAAACCAAAGAAACGAACAATTTCAATTGGATAATTTAACTAAACAAACAAACTAACAATAGGTGGGGGTGATTAATTTCACCCTCATTTTTATTTTAGATATATTTATATATACAATTTAAAAAACAAATTATGAAACCGGAATACAAAATGAGAGCTCAAGAGCATTTAGAAGCTATTGCTAAAAGAGCGAAAGTTATTGCTGAAATGTTAAAAGGTGAAAGACCTGCAGACCAAGCACAAGCAATTAAGTTATCAAATGAGATAGAAAGATTGGTAGAATTAACAACAAACATAGTAGATTTATCGTAATATGAATTGGTTAAAGTTCTTAGTTGGATTTTCAGCACTAATTATCGCCGGATGTGCAGCATTCTTTTCAGTAACTGGATTGGGTGTACTTTTTAGTGGAGCATCAACGGCGGTAATGGTGATGGCAGGCTCATTGGAGTTTGCTAAATTGGTTGCTGCAACATATTTAAAGCAAACTTGGGATGAAATTAAGGGTTTTAACAAATGGTATTTAACAATTTCAGTAGGTATTCTTATGATGATTACCTCTGCTGGTATTTTTGGTTACCTTTCAAACGCTTTTCAGGCACAATCATTACAATTACAGCAAGTAGATAGGGAAGTTTTAGTATTTTCTACTAAAATTGAGCAAAATACGGCTCAAATTACTCAACTTAACACTCAATTAGGGCAATTATCCTCAACCCAATCAACAATTTTAGAGAAAGGTAAGGTAAATTCACGTTTATTACGTTCAATTGATAGTAAAGATAAGCAAGTTGCTACAATTAATAAGAAAATAGCTGATTTACAAGACCAAAACGCTAAAAATAACGATAAAATTAACGAAATTAAGATTGCAAACTTAGATTTAGAGAAAGAAGTGGGTGGATTTCGTTTTATTGCCGAAGCATTTGGTATGGAATTGAAAAATGTTGTAAAATTCTTCATATTTTTGATTGTAATAGTGTTTGACCCGCTTGCAATCGCTCTAATTATCGCATTTAATGGATTGATTGGTAAAAAAAAGGAAAAAACATATGATTTGGATGATTTAATGGAAAAAAATTACCAAATATACGGAGATAGTGGAAAAAATTCTACAAAAGATGAAGAAACTCCTATATTAGCAACTGAAAATGATACCAAAACATTTTTTGACACGATAAATATACCACCAGCCCCAACTGAGGAGCTTATACAGGCAGCTGAAAAATATAAAGAGAAATTACTTCAAACGGAGGACATAAAAAAAAAAGAAATTGATTCCAATACAACAAATGTGGAAGAAGATGAAGTAACACTAACGGATGAAGATAAAAAAGCATTAGAGCCTGAAATTACCGATGAGATATTAATGAATCTACAAACCGATTACTCAAAGAGACCAATTGATTATGATGGTGATGGTTCTATTGATGGATATGACACAAATGGCGATGGTATTATCGATATAGTAAGAGCAGAGCATCCATCTAGAGCAGCTGCAATTAAAAATATGTTACCTTATTACGCTAAGCCTGAATTTAATTGGGATGACCGTAAGAATTGGATAAATGACCAAAATGCGGTTAATTACTGGATAAAAAACATCAAACCATCTCAATATCCAACTGATTTTTCAGGTAAATCATATTAATATTTGGTATTCTCATTAAATTTTCGTATATTTGTATAACAACAAATTATATCGAAATGGCTAATTTAGGATACGCATGTATCAATATGAGTATGGGTAAGAAAGTAGGTACTAACCGAACAATGGTTAAGAGAACTTTCGAAGCAAAGGGTTTAGACTATGTTTCCGAACTTGCATTACTCAATGCAAAGGATATTATTAAAATTTTAGAGTGGAATAGATTAAACGGAATTAATTTCTTTCGTTTATCATCTGCTTTAGTTCCTTGGGGTGATGGGTTAGATTTAACCCAATTAAAAGATTACAAAGAGATTAAGAGTGAATTAAAGAAAGCAGGTGATTACGCTAAGTTTTGGAATATGCGTATTAATTCACATCCTGGCCCTTTCAATGTATTACCATCTCCAAATGAATCTGTTATTCAAAAAACTTTTGCTGATTTGGAATTGCATGGTAAGATATTTGACCTTATGGGATTATCTAAAACTCCTTATAATAATATCAACATCCACTGTAATGGTGTTTATGGAGACAAACAATCTGCGATGGATAGATTGATTAAGAACTTCAAAAGACTCTCTCCAAGCGTACGCAAACGATTGACATTAGAGAATGATGATAAGGCTTCTATGTATTCCGTTAAAGACCTTATGTATATTCACAAACATACAGGCATTCCAATTGTATTTGATTATCACCACCACCAATTTTGTACAGGTGGATTGAGTGAAGAAGAAGCTCTTAAATTAGCAGCAACAACTTGGCCGGCTGGAATTACGCAAGAAGTTCACTATTCAGAATCAAAAGCATTACATGAAAATAACCCAAAAGAAAAGCCACAAGCTCACTCACTTTATATTAACTCACTTCCAAATACATACGGATTGGATGTGGATATTATGGTGGAAGCTAAAGGAAAAGAATTAGCAATATTACCTTTTATCAAATGATGAACTACATAGCAATATTAACCTTTCAAATTATGTTTAATATCTTCAAAGTATTGGAGATTAAATTTACATATGAGAATCAATTGAACCGATTATTGATTAATTCAGTTTGGATTAACTTAGTATCACTTGCTTCAGTTTATTTTTCATTAGATAGTTTATTAAGAGGTGATATGTGGGTACTACCATTCTATATTGGTGGTAGTGTATTAGGAAAATGGATAGCAATGACTCAAATGGATAATTTGGAATCTAAACTATTTGTATTCTTTAGAAGTAAAACTGAAAAACCAAAAAGAAATGGCAGAAGCAATTTTAAAATATGATTTGAATGATACGGATGATGCTATGGCACATATGAGAGCAGTTAAATCATTAGATATGGCGTTAGCATTGTGGGAAATAAAATATAATACTAAAAAATCAATAGGATATACATTAGAGGGAAAAGATTTTAAAGGAGAATCCGTTAGTAATTATGAAGTATTGGAAATGGTATATGAAAGGATATACGAAATATTGGATGAGCACAATATAAAATTAGATGACTTAATAGTATAATATGAATACATTAGATAAAAAATACCAACAACTACTAAGTGATATTATTGCATTTGGTGTGGAGAAAAAAGATAGAACTGGAACTGGTACTATATCGGAGTTCGGACATCAAATCCGCCATAATATGCAGGAAGGGTTTCCATTACTTACAACAAAGAAAATGGCATGGAAACAAATCGTATCAGAACTACTTTGGTTTTTAACAGGCCAAACTAATATTGCTTTTTTACATAAACATAACAATCACATATGGGATGGTGATTATGAAAAGAGTGGAAGAACCGATGGTGATTTAGGACCTATTTATGGTAAGCAATGGAGAAAGTGGGATGGTAAGAATGGAAGGATTGACCAAATAGATGATTTAGTAAAAGAACTTAAAACCAATCCTGATAGTAGAAGATTAATGGTATCAGCTTGGAATGTAGGTGAGTTAGACCAAATGGTTTTACCACCTTGTCATTATGGATTTCAGGTTTGGACAAGAGAAGAAAATGGACAAAGATATATTTCTCTAATGTGGAATCAACGAAGTGTAGATACATTTTTAGGATTACCATTTAATATTGCTTCTTATGGATTACTACTTCATATTATAGCAAACGAAGTGGATATGATACCTGATGAATTGATTGGCAATTTAGGTGATACCCATTTGTATTTAAATCACATTGAACAAGCTAAAGAACAAATCAGTAGAGATTCATTTGATTTACCAACATTAAAAACAAATGCAAAGATGGATGGTATATGTTGTAATGTGCCTGATGATTTTATATTAGAAGGATATCAACATCATCCGGCAATTAAAGCACCTTTAAGTAATTAGTATGATATACGATGTAAAAATACAACATCCCAAACGAGTTGATAAGAAATGGGGATATGAGTTGTGGATACACAATGATACGGATTATTGTGGTAAATTATTAGTATTTACTAAATCAGGCAATAAGTTCTCAATGCACTATCATATGATTAAAGATGAAACTTGGTATGTTCAGAAAGGAGCATTTCAATTTGATTGGATTGATACTGAAAATGGAGAGAGATGTTACACTCAAATACAGGAAGGAGATGTAATTGAAATTAAAAAAGGACTACCACATCAACTAACCGCTTTAACAGAAGAAGCAACTATATTTGAAGTAAGTACACAACACTTTGATGAAGATAGTTATAGAATTTACCGAAACCAACCAAGTGATTTAGAATAATGACATATATAATAGCACACCTTCCTAAATTGGAAGAACTAAAAAAACAATTAGAAAATAATCCAAAACAAATTGAAACCTATATGAAATATATGGGATTTGAAGGCCCCGAAGGAACGATAGATTATATAACAAATAAAATAGAAGAACATATTAAAAATAAAAAAAATGAAAGTACAAAAAATTAACCAAACACCTATTACAGATGTAGATATCGCAAGTTATAAACAAGCTGTATCTAAATTAGAAGGATTTATGTTTACCGGAGCTGACGTAAATATTGATAAACGTATTATAACAATTCGTTTGGGAAATATTGAAGATGAATTAACCTTAGTAAATCCAAAGGTAGTTAAGTATTCTGAAAATCCAATGGTTTATTTTGAAAAAGATACACACAAAGCAAATAAAGTTAGAAAGACAATACGAGTTCCATATCTTATTATTGATACTGATAATTTAGGACAAGTAGAATTTAAAGCAGAAAAATCAGATTGGAAAAACTCCGATGAATTTTTTGGAGATGTTGGATTATTAGAATGTGTGTTGGTACAAAGAGCTATTGATGCAATTGATGGTATTGATATCACTCACCCAACTCGCCAATATTCAGAAACTATTACAAAAGATAAAGAGCCAGGTAGAAACGAAAGAGTTATGTTGCAAGGTCCTGCTGGAGAAATGGAATTTGTAAAAAGTAAAAAGGTAGATTCTTATTTACAAAAAGGATGGAACTTAATTTAATCAAAATGGCAAAATTAATATTTATCATTGAAGAAGAATTAAATAGAGAAGCCTCTAAAATAGAATTTGAAGTACCAAACGATATGGATGTTTGGGAATACAAAAGAATGTGTATCCGAATGGCAGGAGCTATGGGATACACATCGTTATCAGTAAAGAAAGCATTCGGACAAGAATATCTTAAGAATGTAGATGAAGAATTAAATCAAATATTTCAAAACGCCTATTCTGGCTCAATTCAATTAGCATGAAAGAATTATTATTAAAACAAAATGAAAGAATATTAGTATTACAAATGTTAGTAGAAGCCTTAGTAGATGAATTAATTGAAACTAAAAAGGTAAAGGAAGAAAAGCTTGATGCTAGATTTGTTTCTAAAATGCAGTGGGTAAAGGAAGAAATGAATAAAGCTAAAGAGGAAGCTTCCATTGATTTTTTAAAATCTCAAATATTCTCAAATCAAATGGGTGAAGCTTAAATTTGGAAAATTCAAAAAAAAGTTGTATATTTGTATAATATAATTTAAAAAAAACAATATGTTTGAAATATTTTTAATGGTAATAGTATTACCAGCATCAATTATACTTAATATTCTATTATTAATTAGAGGTATTAATTTAGTTAAACAGAATGAACAATTGAGAGATTCAATACAATCATATGATGATAGGCAGTATGATACACTTATAACTTTAGAAAATATGTTGGCTGAAATGAAACAAATTGATTTGAAAGGTTCGTTTGAATCTGATGATGAAGTTGGTACTGTATTTACCGAATTAAAAAATACAATAGAAACTTACAAAAATAAAATCTAATAATGCCTCGTAAAAAGAAAAGTAAACAATATTTTACATTAGATACAGAAGAAGCTATAATTTTGTATAATAAATCAACTTCTCAAAGAGAAAGAAATGATTTATACAAAACAAGAATTCAATATCCTTTTGAAAAATTAGCAGAGAACATTCTTAATACATTTAAGTTTTCTTATTTTGATGTATCTAAAGAAGATGTTCAAATGGAAGTAATATCAAATCTTATTGAAAAAATACATATGTTTCAAGAAGGAAAGGGAAAAGCCTTTTCTTATTTTTCTATTGTAGCTAAAAACTATCTTATTCTTAAAAATAACGGAAACTATAAAAGATTTAAAAAGACATCTTTGTTATCCGAAATGCCTGAAAGTTGGAATCCTGAAAATGATTTTAAGGAAACTGAATTTGGAGATGAACTTAATGAATTTAAAGAATTGATGTTAAGATATTGGGATATTAATTTGACAAGAGTATTTACAAAGAAAAGAGATATTCAGATTGCAGATGCAGTATTAGAATTATTCAGAAGGTCACAACATATTGAAAACTTTAACAAAAAACATTTATACCTTTTAATCAGAGAAATGACAGATTGTAAGACTCATTATATCACAAAGGTGGTAAACGAAATGAAGAAACACCAAACTAAAATGTTGAATGATTATTTCGATACCGGTATGATTACATCCAAAAGTGATGATTTTTGGGAAGAGCAATATTTATTAGAACAATAGATATATTATGGAACGAATCGCATCAATGTTTTTTCACAGCCGTACACAGGCACACATATTTCACACAAGAGTAACCGGAGAAGGTTCACTGGCAGCTCATACCGCTCTACAAGCCTATTATGAGGGGATTGTACCACTTATAGATGGTTTGGTAGAAGCTTATCAGGGCCAATATGGTTTAATCGAATATAAAGAAGTAAATGGCATTGATAACGATGCATCCAAAGAGAATATGGTTAAATACTTTGATAACCTTTGTAAGTTTTTGGATAAGGAAAGAAAAGAACCTAAATTACAAATGAGTTGGTTACAAAACGATTTAGATAATATTGCATCTCTTTTATACTCTACAAAATACAAGTTAATAAACCTACAATAATTTAACACTGGAATTAATTCGATTTGGGAATTTGATGATATTTATCATTGAGTTCCCATTTCTTTTTTACATAAGGGACTCTCTACTCAATAGGTTTTTTCAACATTTTACGGCAATTTAGTTACTTAATTGGTTATACGGATAACTAAAAAGTAAAATTATGTCATACGTTAAAGCGTTTGTATTAAACTGGAAAGATAAACTTGTATGGGTTATTTTTTCATTGGTAGGGTTTTGGATTGCATTTGCATTATGCTTCCAATTATTCTTTGTATATCTTCACATTACAGGTCAAGAAGATTTAGCAAGGGATATATCAAATGAAATCACTTGGAAAATTGATGGAAGATGGAAAAATTCACCAGGTAATATTTGGTATAATGCCGAAGAACATATTTGGGTTGAAGCAGTAGAAAACCAAGTTAAAATTGGTAAATTAGCAGGAAATCGTAATCTTGCATTTGGTGTTAGAAACATCTTAGAAGAATATGTTCAGGAAAAGGGATATGACCTTTCAAAAGATGCACAATACAAATTAAAAGTAAACATTGTGTATTTGGACGTACTTACAACAAAAACAAATATTTCGGTATTCCATAAAGGAGAGGAGGAAGTGGTGGTTAGACTGCAGGGTATCCTATACAAAGAAGGAAAGAAGGAGAAAGAAGTGGTGGTTGAAGAATCATCATCAGAAATCTCAATGTCTACGTTAATTGTTGATGAAGGTGGTAAATTCAATCAAACATCTTTAAGCAACGCACTCAAAAAAGCATCCGATAAGCTGATAACAAAATTATTGGGAAAGAAATAAGATGAAAAAACTATTAACACTTTTAGGGGTATTAGTGATATCCCTATCATCATTTGGACAACTTACCGTCAATCAAACTATAACTCCTACAACTGGATTAAAGGTTGGGGATACATTGACCGTAAAGTATACTGTAGCTAGAGGAACTACAACACCTCGTTATTTTTGGTTGAGATATTCTTTCAACAACAAAGCGTTAGCGATGGTGCCAAATAGTACTGTGTTTTCTCAAGGTACTTCTACACAAACATTCTTTACAGGTTGGAATAATTACCGATTCACACCAGCTGCGAATGTAGCAGAAACTCAGTTATATACTCAGTATCAAACTACACCTTGGGGATATGCTGTAAACAATGATTGGAACGTTGGACAATTGACTGTTCAAAGAACCGATGCATCAATCAATGGTGATATAGCAACTCAAAAGTTTGTATTGAAAGACCAAAACACTTACAATGATATTCATAAATTGGATTTGGCATACTCTATTAATGATACGTCTGGTTTCATTTCTCCAATCACAAGAAGTGCAACAAGTATATCTTTAAATGGTATAACTGGTAATACATCTCAATTCAAAGTAAAAGTTTTATTCCCACAAGGATATACTATTACTGACCATAATGTTCAATTAATGAGATTAAAAACTAATGGTAGTGGTGAAATTGATTGGTCACAACAACCTATTGCACAATTACCATTAGATGCAAGTGGTGAAGCACTTTTCACAACACAAGTTAAAGTTGGTGATTCAGTTGGTGTATTTGTAGGACCTGCATTTCAAAAGACTTGGATGAACAACATTGTAACAGTATCCGATGCATATAAAGCATTTTTAGGACATTCACAAACTGATATTGGTGGAACTGCAAACTTTTTTACATATCCAAATTTAGAAAGGAGAGTGGGTTTAATCACAAAAAACAAAACAACATTTAGTGAATCAGATTCTTATTACTTATTCGCACATGTAATGGGTATCAATGTGGATACGCCGGCTATGATTCCGTCAAACACTTCAACATCAGTAAGATGGTATAGCGGTTTATTAAATCAAAGTTGGTTAGATGGTGTTGTTAAAAATAGAGTAATAATTGATACTCCTACAAAAGAAGTTCATGCTGTATTTGCTTGGGGTGGTGATTTGAACTGGTCACATTCATCTGACCCGGCGGTAATTGCTAGTAGAATTAGTAGTGGAATTTACACAAATGCAGTAAACAACAGTGAAGCATTGGTTGTAAAGAATATGTCATTATCTTCAAATATAGTTATGGCATATCAAACCGAAGCTGTTGAGACTGCAAAGTTAAGTGTAACATCTACATTAGAAAATGGTAAGGTTGTATTAACTACTACTTTAACAAAAGAGGAATTGGCAGGATTGGAAGTTATTATGAACTATGATGAATCTAAATTAACTTTGGATAATATTATATTTGATTCTGGTTCTACAATTACAAACTTCTCTACAAGAGAAGGTAGTAGATTGACATTTGGTTCTATTGACCAAATAAAAACTTCTAGAATTAAGACAGGAACTCCTTACAAATTAATATTCACACCTAAAGTTCAATTAACAAATACCGCAGGATTGTTCTACTTTGTACTTTCAGATGCAGTAGATGCTAAAGGAAACAAAATCGACTTAATAGTTGAATAATATGAAAAATCTATTAGTTACATTATTATTTTTATTAACATCATTTTTAGGGTTCGGACAGAGTGTATCTGCTCCGGACTCTAAATCGTTTATACCATCTACAAACGGACAAGATGCAAGTGGATTTGTATTAAGTGGGTTTACTTCTACATCAACCCTATTAGCTTCAATTAGTTTAGTTAATCCACCAACAGGTACAACATTTAACTTAACTACAACAACAGGTTTAACCGCAGCAAGTGGATTTACATTAGCAGGTAATAAGACTCGTTTAGTGGTAACGGGAACTATGGTAGATATTAATACTGCATTGGCATCGTTAAAAGTAAACACAGGTTCGGTAGTTGGGAATGTTCAATTATCGGTAGCAGCAACTGTTAATCCAGTTGGGTTTTTTTATAATGGAGTTAATGGTCACTTTTATAGACCTATAACAGCAACTAATGAAAGAACTACTTACACAAATGCAAGAGCTAGGTCTTTATTAACAACATTCAAAGGACAGACCGGATATTTGGTAACAATAACATCAGCTTCGGAAGATGCTTTTATATTCGCAAATGTACCTGCAACTAATGTTTGGTTTGCTGCAACCGATGAGGTGATAGATGGTAGATGGGTAATTGATGCTGGGCCTGAAAAAGGAACTGTAATGAAAACCTCAAACGGACAAACTGCTGGAAACATTCCTGGTGTGTATAACAACTGGGCACAGGGTGAGCCAAATGGTAGTAATGGTAGTGAAAACTACGCAGTAGCAAAATGGAATGGTGTATCAAGTTGGAATGATTTATCAAACAATTGGAATAACCCCTATGTAATTGAATATGGAACTTGGACTAATCCTGATGATGCAACATTTACAGAGTTTTATACTAATTCGGTAACACATACAAACGGAGATGTATTAACTGCAAGATTTAATATTGATTTTGGTAGTAATGTGGATGAAACTAAATTCACAGCCAAAGCAAATACTTTTGTAAACAATGTGTGGGGTACAACAACTAATACATCAAGAACATTAAGTGGGTTGGGTAAAGTTGATATCACCAATGATTTGGATACAATCAAAATATCAGATGGAATCCGAGCAACAATAGTACCCGGTCAAGTAGAATGGTCACTTATAAATCCATATGAAACATCAAGAAATGGACACAGATTACAAATTGATGAAAGAGTATTTAGTGGGACTGGTATTAATTTGAATACTGTAAAATATGTAAAGTTATTTGATATCTACGAAGGGCCAATTACACCAATGGATTTTAACGGATGGTGGAAACAATGGGTAGTGCCGGGAAATATTAATTTGGCTAGTAAAGTAGCCGCAAGTTCATTCCAAAGTAATATACGATTGCAAGATGGGTGGTACGCATTTAGAGCAGATTATTCATTCACAGCAAATACAATGTTTAAACAACATGGAATTCAATTATCATATACCAATCAAACGGATTTAAATACTTTATATAATAATATTGTAACTGTATCCGATGTGTTTATAGCATTTAAGGAATTATCAAATGGTGGGATATTTGGAGACCAGAGTGGATTGGAATTTACAAATGGTATTCAATATATGAACGCAGATGTAGATGGTAATGGAGTGTTCAATGAAGCGGATACATATAAGTTACTACAACATTTAACAGGCGTACAATCGCTTACACAAAACACTAATTTAGAAAATTTAATAAAATTATACGGTAAAGCTGATTATGATGCTATTACAAAAACAAATTGGAATACACAATTAAACTCAACAAGAAGTTTGTTTCCATTTAATTTGAATAGTGGTACACTTAATAACACTTATAATGTTAGTGCAACTTGGGTAGGTGATGTAAATTTATCACACTCAGCACAACAAAGTATAAGTAGTGTTGCAAGTAATTCTATTAGAAGTATGAGTTTAACAACTAATGCAGTTTCAACTGATATTCAAGCTTCTATACTTACTGAATTAGTTAATGGAAAGGCTTATGCATATATTTCATTAAATCCATTACAAAACGAATTAGTTGGTACGCAATTCCAATTAAACTATGATAATTCGGTATTAAAGTTTGATGGTGTGGAATTTAAAACAAAAGGTTCACCTACGAATTTTGGAACTAATAAAGGGACTTATGTTAATGTGGGTTCATTGATAACCGATGGAAGTAATACATTAGATAATACAACAGAATATAGAATTATGTTTACACCAACTAAAAATATTACAAATGTGTTAGGATTAATTTCAGTTGGTTCTACCGATGCAGTTAATAGAAATGGTAAGCAATTAAAAGTAAAAGTAAACTAATGAAAAAATTATTATTAATCATATCTCTAGTTTTAATTGGATTTGTATCAAATGCACAAATCGTAAAACCTGATACATTACAACTATCTGCAAAAGAATTATTTGGGGAAAGTGATGATTGGAACGATGTGGGTATATTACAATCCTATGTTAATTTTTCAAAGGATATCCTCTCATCATCTAATCTTTCGGTGGGTGTAATTGGTAGACAAGTATCTACTACTCTTAATTTAGGATACCATAAATCATCTATGAATGGTCAATGGGGACATTCATTTACCGCATCAATAAATCCTATATGGAACTATTATGGTGTGGGATATGGACTTAGTAGAAATACAGAAAAAAGAACAACAACAATACAAACATTTTATTCTACGGACTTTGATTTCCAAAAAGATATTAACCTATCTTTTATAGATGTGTTTAGAACAAAAAAGTATGGAACATTCGGTTATAGTTTAACAGCATCAAAATCATTTTGGGGGACTTATCAAGGTGAATGGGAAGGAAAATATACGGTAGATGAAAATGGTGATTTTAAAGATTTAATATATCCACAAATGCCGGCATCATCTGAACTTACTTATAGAGGTATGATAATGTACACATATACATTGAAAACAAAAAGAGTAAATATTTCGCCACAAATATTCGCAATGAGTGATATATACAAAGTATTTAAAGATGGTACTGAATCGGATTTAGCGTATGTAGATGATTTCAATTTAGATTTATATTATGGTACATCTATTGATTGGAAAATAACTAAAAGATTTGTGCTGAATACTAATATTAGATATAACACAACTTGGGATAAATTAAGTGAATCAGTTGGTTATAAAAAGAGTAACCCAATCCTATTTAT